AACACAATATGTGTTTAGCGGATGCACAAGCTTAGACACTTTGGCTGTAGCAAATTGGGGTGTTTCTAATGTTACTAATATGGATCGTATGTTCAGGTCTTGCACAAGCCTTACAGAACTCGACCTATCGCTTTGGGATGTTTCTAATGTTACTAGGATGGATGGTATGTTCAGGTCTTGCACAAACCTTACAACCCTGGATGTATCTAACTGGGATGTCTCTCTATTACAAGACCCTACCTTTCTTTTTACCGACTGTTCGAGCGTTGCAGAACTCGATGTATCTAACTGGAATACTGGTAGCATGGTTACAACACGATCTATGTTTAAAGGATGCGCAAGCTTAGACACTTTGGCTGTAGCAAATTGGGATGTTAGTAATGTTACTGGGATGGATGATATGTTCTTCTCGTGTACGAGTCTTACAGAACTCGATGTATCTACTTGGAACACAAGTAGTGCAGTAAGTATAGATGGTATGTTCCGTTTTGCACAAGCCTTGTCGGATTGGATCCGTCTGGCTGGGATGTAAGTGGGGTAACAAGTGGGGCTGATTTTGCACAATCTGTAGAGATGAGCACTGCTAATTATAATGCTACCCTTGTTAATTGGGAGGCTCAATCTGTTCAAAACAACGTTTCTGTTAATTTTGGTAGTTCGAAATATTCGCTGTCTAGTGCAGCAGCTACTGCTAGAGCTGCTCTTATCGCCGACTACGCCTGGACTATTACAGACGGGGGTGGAATTTAAGGGCAAAAAAAAAGTAAAATGAAAAATATATTATTGGCATTCTTATTATTCCCTCTGTTCCTGCTAAGCCAGAACGAGATCAACAAGCCAGAACGCCCAACATATTACGCTGCATACGACAGTACAATAGGTGTGTACCACATAGGCGTAACAGAACCCGACCAGGTGACGACTAGCGGTCAGCCAAGCTTCACCAGCTCTTCTGATGCGTTGCTGTTCTTGCAATCAACATCAATGGTCCCCGTTGTGTACGACACGCTCCCACCAATCGGCGAGCTACTCGAAGAAGGCGACATCTACGAATATCAGGGCAGCCTGGTGATCGTTAGGCAGACGCATAACCGCACAATATTTGAACCCTCCGAAGTGCCTGCACTCTTCGCAGTGTGGAGGGAAGATTTGCCCGACCAGGTGTTGCCCTGGATTGTAGGAGAAATTGTCTATCCTGGAACGATTCGAGAATACCTGGCAATTAATTACGAGTGCATCCAGCAGCACCAAACAGTAGTAGGGCAAACGCCTAACCTAGTGCCTGCGCTCTGGAATGTGTACACGGTACCAGGCGACTGCCCAGATTGGGTGCAACCAACTGGCGCACAAGATGCCTACGACGTTGGCGATTGCGTCACCTACCAGGGCCAAGAATGGACAAGCACCACACCCGCAAACGTTTGGGCTCCGGGCGTTTTTGGGTGGGCTGCCAACCCTTAATTTTCACCAAAACACAAATAAAATGAAAAATTTAATAAAAAAGTATTGGGTAATCGGTGCCGTACTTGCCACGGCCGCAAGCTACTTTGTAGTTGGTGAGCTGACAGATCGCTCTCCTGCCCCTAGAGAATTTGCAGCCTCACCAGGCTGCTACGATACCGCTACCTTCGAGGGGTGGGTACTGCTTAGCTACGTGGCGGAGGTACACGCAAAGCCCGGGCTACCTACAGGATACACGGCGGTAATTAAAACGCCGCACCTATTAAAACAGACCGTACCGACTTATTTCAAGGAGCCGGACAGCCTGATATTAGGCAAGCTTAAAAGCCCGTGGCCTGATCAATTTTCGATAGGTCAAATCCTGCCAGACTACAAGATTACCCGAAAGTTCTGCAAGGCTCCCGTAGCGGCTCAATCTAAGAAGAAGAAGAAAAAGTGAAAATATTAATACTGCCCACACTGCTAATCTTCTTGTCTGGAGCGTTCGACGGCGCGAAAGACACGATGATGTTCCATTTCGGGAGATCGGTATTCGTGCAATGGGACAACCCCAAATACTACGACGCGCAGCGGTCGGGCGGACTGAAATACGCGACGGAAAACGGGAAGTACCTACCCGCTCCGAACACTATGTATTACCGGACGTTTAAAATATCGCACAAAGAAAGGTACCCGCTGAGCGCAACACTGCTGAGTTTCACCACGGACGGCTGGCACCTGGCGAAAATGCTAGGCGCCTTATGCCAGCGAGTCGCGTTAGTGTTATTAATTTTTCTTACATTTGTACTGCCTGGCAAATGGGAGAACCGAAAACTAATTGTTGCCGCTGCGATATTTCTGGCGTTTTGGACGGCGCAGGTTGCAGGGTTTCACCTGACGTACACTTTTCTACTGCAATAATGGACACAGTAACCCAAATTCTCGGCGTATACGCAACGCACCAAAGCGAGGTTAATTTCCTACTTTGGTGCGTTGGCGTTATGTTTTTCGCTGGAACGCTTATTGTCTACCGGATACGAGGTAAGAGGCTTCGCGAAGCGTTGGGCGAATGGACGAGGCTGTTCGAGGACTTAGACCGTCGCGTGGGCGAGCTTACGCGGGAGCTAATGGATGTAAGGCAGCAGCTATTAGCCGCGCACAAGAAAGCGCATCAAGCCGAGACGGACAACGCGCGGCTAAGGCACGACGAGACGACGCTTAAAGCAAGGATAGCGAGACTGGAAAGCCGCGTGAAAGAGCTAGAACAAGATTTGGCGCGCCGCGAAACCGAGCTTAAAATGCTACGCGATGCAGATCACTAATCGCATGGAGGGGGTCAGAGGCAAATATCAAAGCATTAGCGCCAATTTAGACCGCGCGAAGCGCGAGGCGCTAATTATTAAAAAAATAGCCGGAGCCAAAAACGCTCTGGGTTTTTCAACAATTTCTAAAATTACCAATATGCAAGTTATCGAGACAACTTTCGGAGTGAGCAACCTAGAAAAAGGCTATCACCTACCTGGGGGGACAAATCCGAAATGCTTACAGCATCGACCAGGATGGAGACGGAAAATCGTCTACTGCCGAACTAATTCAGTATGGGCTAGCGACCATCGCGACTCTTCCTGGAATCCTTCCGGCTCTTAGTGCGTCACAGGACGAGATCAAAGACCTCACAAGCGCGGAGATAAACGAACTGGTAGACCACGTACTAAGTACCGAATTTCTGCCAGACGACCGCGAACGCGCCGAGCATTACGTAAAATCCTTAATCTACGTGTTAAACGTGAACCGCCAAATGGTAAGTTTCAGTATCAAGTTTTTCGCAGGCGAGGATGTACGTTTCGACCCATTGGCCGGGCTACTTTAGATCTTCGGATTGTTTTTCTTGTGTTAGGAGGCCTCACGCGTTTATCCGCGTGGGGTTTTAACCTAATTTTGTATATTGCAACTCGAAAAGAGTATTTAATCTAAAATTTACGACATGGCCTTTTACACGGCGCGGAGGTAATCGAACAAAGTTCAGGTACCCGGCCAATTAATCCAGTCCGCAGCGGCGTGATCGGGTTGGTAGGAACCGCGCCAAAAGGCGCAACCAACACCCTAACTGTAATTACTACTCCCCGCCAAGCTATCGAGACTTTCGGCGAACAGGTGCCGGGGTTCACCATCCCAAAAGCTCTGGACAGCATTTTCGCGCAAGGAGGAGCGCGGGTGCTAGTAGTTAACGTTTTCGACGCGGACGACCACACCACGACGGTCGCTGACGAAAGCAACGACGTAGCGGCGGGGGTTTTCTCTCTTGCTAACGCTCCGGTTGGATCCGTCGTTATAACTAGCGACGACGGTATAACCCCCTACGTCGACGGTACGGACTACAGCATCGACGCGTTCGGCAACGTTCGCATCCTGGATACCACGGCGATCCCTAACGGGACGACCTTGTTAACGGATTACGTCTATCTCGACCCTACGGCGATTACCTCAGCGGTAGTTAACGGGTCGGCTTCGGTCCCTCGCACAGGAATAGAACTATTAGACGAAGCGGAAAGCAACCTGGGGTATGCGGCGAAAATCCTTATCTCTCCTACGTACAACGAACTCGCAGCGGTAGCAACAAAGCTGCTCGCAAAGGCTACGAAGTACCGAGGCGTTACTATTTTCGACGCTCCGGCGGCTACGGACTTAGCCGCAGCGATTGCTAGCCGAGGCGCGGCTAGCACGGTGCCAACCTTCCAGACTTCTAACAAACGGGCAGTGTTGGCTTTCCCTTACGTTAAGGCTTTCAACCAGCTTGGCGTAGTAGAGGAACGCCCTTTAAGCGCGTACATGGCTGGCCTTATGGCTGTTAAGGATAACGCAGAGGGCTACTGGGTTTCTCCAAGTAACACTCAGATTTTGGGTATTACGGGGCCGAAATTACTGCTTACTGCGGGCATAAGCGATACTGGAAGCAACGTTAATTTGCTAAACGAGCAAGGCATTGTTACGGTATTTAGCGCATACGGTACCGGGGTATCGTCTTTGGGGCAATCGCTCTAGCGCGTTCCCTGTCGAAACTACGAGCGACAACTTCATTTCGGTGCAGCGCGTAAAGGATGTACTTAACGCAAGCGTAGAGCAGGCTATGCTACCTTTCATCGACCGCCCGATCAATCAAGCACTCATTGACAGCATCCGGGAGACGGTGAACGCATTCATCCGCACGCTTGTAGGGCGCGGCGCACTGATCGACGGAGAGTGCACGTACAATCCTGACGACAACCCGTCCAGCGAGATCGCAGCGGGCCGTCTGGTATTCGATATTGCCTTCGCGGCTCCTACGCCTGCTGAGCGCATCACCTTTAAATCTTACCTGGACCAGAGTCTTTTAGGGGCTTTGGCGTAGGTTCAAAAATAAGCAATGGCACTACCAATTAACAAGGTAACGAACGCGAACGTCTACGCGGAAGGTAACAGCCTTCTCGGTAAGGTTATGGAGTTCGAGTTACCGGAATTGAGCACCAAGACGACCGAGAACAACCCGCTGGGCATGATCGGCGTGACGGAGCATTTCGCAGGGTTCGAGAAGATGGAGGGCGTAATTAAGTGGCAAAGTTTCTATAAAGAAGTTTTCGATCTTACTGGCGATCCCTTCGCGTCTAAGAGCTTGCAGCTTCGCGCAAATATCGACGTCTACGACAGTTCCGGATTTACCCAGGTCGCAGCGGTTGTCTATCTTACTTGCCAGTTTAAGAAGGTTCCTTTTGGGAGCTTCAAGGCGCACGAGAACGTAGAACTGGAAACGGATATTTCCGTAACAGCGATTAAGATGGAGTACGACGGTGCGACAGTGCTGGAGTACGACGCACTGGCTAACATCTACAAGCTTAACGGTGTAGATAAGTTGGCGACCTACCGCAACAATATCGGAGCGTAAGCACCGAAAGAATAAAGGAGGCGGCTTCGGCCGCTCCCGCTTTTTTCCCTTAACACAATCAAGAAAAAATGGCTAATCCTACTACTACTGTGAAGGCTACACCGGACTACGTAGCGACGTTAATGGCTGCGGCGAAGCGTGGCGACAAAGAACTTACCTCGTTCGGCATTATCGACGCACGCGGTCGCGACGTTATTAAGGCCCAATCTTTAATGGACGGCGACGCGTCGCGGTACTTCCCTTCCCTTATGCACGTAGTGTGCAGAGTCGACGGCAAGCGCAAACCTATCGAGTATTTCGAGGATCTGCCGATGGGTACGTTCAGTAAGCTTATGGTCGCCCTGAATGACGAGGGGTTTACCGAATAGGCGAGGAGGAGATAGTATTTTTGGTGCGCAGCGGCTTTGGCTACGCAGATATATGCGACAAGATGACCCCGCGCCAAATGTACAGATACCACGCCGCAGCGGTAGCACTGCACAACAAACTAAGTCCGTCCCGCTGATAACTCGGGTGGGCTTTTTTTTTACGGTCTGAATATTTGTATTTATGAGGAAAGTAATGGACGCGACGATAGTGCTTAGCGCAGTCGACAGAATGACCAAAACGGTCAATTCGGCGTATGGCAACGCCCAGCGGAAGCTCGACAAGGTTAGGCGCTCGTCGGCTCGTATCGCTGATAGCTCGGCCAGCTTTGCGCGTGAAGCCGCTGCGCCTGCTGTAGGTATTGGCTTAGCCCTGGCGATCCCGATTAAGAAAGCTGTAGAGTTCGAGGATCAAATGGCCTCGGTCGGCAAGGTGCTAAACCTTAAAACAGGATCGGCAGAACTTAAAACGGTGGGGGCGGAAGTTTCAAAACATCGCGGAGTATCTGGCCACCTCGCCGGAGGACGCAGCAGCGCTGTATGCAAGCTTAGCGCAAGGCGGTGCCGCTAGGGATCAGCTTAACGACATCGCGAGAATAGCGGGGGAGGTAGGCGTGGCGTTCGACATCGACGCAGGCACGGCGGGAGAAAGATTCATAAAGCTCCAAAAACGCGATGGAGCTAACTACTGCAGAAGCTAAAACAGCCACAGACGCGATCAACTTCCTGTCTGATAACTCGGCGGCGAAAGCGTCAGAGATGCTCGATTTTTTTGCGTCCGGTGGTGCGGGGGCCAGTCGCGCACTAGGCGTAACTGCCGCAGAGGGGGCGGCGCTTTCTTCGGTGTTCATCTCAATGGGCAAGTCCGGCTCTGAGGCAGCGACTATAGTGAATCGCATGACTAAGAAATTGCGCGACCAAGGTACAGAGGCGGGCAAGGCATATGCCGCTGCGGGCGGAGGAATGGAAGGTGTCTTGGCAGTAATAGAGGCCGGGGAGAAATTACAAGGCCCGGCAAAATTTGAATATTTTAAGCAGTTTGGAGAGTATGGGGTAGAGATAGAGCAGATGGCTAATAACTCGGCGCTACTCGCCAAGCAGTTAGGGCATGTGGCCGACGAATCGGCGTATGCTGGCTCAGTGCAGGGCGAATTTGCTAATAAGTCTAATACGACAGCGTTCAAGATGCGCGCAGCGCAGACCAACGCTGAGAACTTGGCTATACTTATAGGCAACGAACTGCTTCCAGAAATCATAGAAATTACCGAAGCGGTAATGCCTGTAATCGATAGTATATCTGCGTGGGTATCCGAAAATCCGGCCCTTACGAAAACGATCCTTAAAGTTACCGCAGCGGTAGGCGCGATCTTAGGCGTTCTGGCTGTGGTAGGCTTCGTAATATCGGGGGTTGCTACTACGGTAGGTGTCTTAGCGACAGCGTTCTCGGTGGTGGCGTCACTCCCCTTTATCATTGGTGCGGCGTTAGTCGGTGCGGGCATTCTGATCTACAAAAATTGGGACAAGATAAAGACGTTCTTTGGTAACGCTTTGGCGTGGATTAAGAACTGGAAGCAAGATACCACAGATGCTAGCGGATGGCATTAAGGCTACGATTATGATGCCTTACAACCTAGCTAAGACGATGGTAGAGAAGGTGCGCAACCTCCTCCTATTCAGTCCCGCGAAAGAGGGGCCGCTGCGCGACTTGCATAAGATAAAATTAGTGGAAACTATCGCAGCGACCATCAAACCTGCACCGCTGGTAAACGCTACGAGCAACGCACTGTCGAGCTTCGCGGGTATGTCGTCCCCTAAGCCTCAGGCGCAAAGCGCATTGGGGGGTTCGATTAACTACAGCCCTATCGTTAACATATCTGGCGCAGCATCGGAGCGGGATAGAGCCAGCTTTGCGGAGCAGCTACGCGCCCACAGCGCAGAACTAGAAAGGATGCTTACAGGCATCCAGCAAGATGAAATAAGAAGATCCTACTAATGCAGTACCAACTAGGAAATATCGTATTTGCAGGAGCCTACGCCCCCAGCGCGCTAGGCAGCCAACACGATGCGCGTTACGCTTCTGCGCCGTTGGTAAATGGCACAACGTTACTGCAAAAAACAGGCGACGAGCTAACTAGCATAAGCCTCGAAGCAACCCTACACTATTCGTTCGTTAACGTGCCCCGTGCGCTGGAGACGTTCGAGGCTGCAAGGCAGACGGGCGCAATCCTCCCGCTGACCGATGGCGACGGCACAAGCTACGGCACGTATGTGGTGCAGTCCTACTCAGTCACGCGCACCCAGGCCAACCCCAACGGTGAGGTACTCGGCGCGTCACTTAGCGTGTCGCTCCTTCAGTACGTCGATCCTGACCCACAGGCCACGGCCACACGACGGGCGCGGGCTAACGCTTCCGGCATCTTGGAGAACGGAGCCGTAGCGGTGTTGGTGCAAGCCCTGCCGCCGAGCGATACGGGGGCGGTAGTGTTATCGTCTCTTGCTGCGTCGGGAGCCGCTGCGCAAAGTTCCGACCTGGTAGATCGGGCGATAATACTGCCCACTGAGCAGGAGAGCCTACTAACCCAGGCGGCAGACCTGTACCGGCAAGGAGTCGAGGAACTGGAGACAATAGCGGAGAAAGTAGCCGAAGGGCAGACCCTCGCAGCGCGCGCGCCTGAACTGCTCGAAGCGGCACAGAGCGCAAAAGAGGTTTTCCAAAATGCTATAGGCGCAGCGCAAAGCGGCGACCTTACTAACGCGCGTATCCAGGCGATAAACGCCACGACGGCCAGCACGGCGGTAGGTAACGCCTCGCAGCAACTGTATACCGATCTAATAACACGAAGAGCATGAATACAAAGTACACGACAAAGGACGGGGAGCGTATCGACCAAATAGCCTACGCGGCCTATGGAGACCCTAAGAATTGGATGGGCATCATCGGCGCAAACCCGACGCTGCCGATAACGCCTAACGTTGTGCAGGGGCTGTCACTGCGCGTACCTATCGTTGGGCAGCAAACCCTATCCGATAACTCCGAAAACTTACCGCCTTGGAAAAAGTAATACGCCCCGAAATAGTTGTCCGGTACAACCAGCGCGAAGTGACGAAGGACTTACTACCTCTTATAACTTCGTTCGAGTACGTCGACCACGTAGAGGGCGAAAGTGATACGGTCGCGTTAAGCATTTCCGATCCAGACTACCGCTTTTTGGGTAGCTGGTATCCGGAGAAAGGCGACACGCTGGAGGTGCTTTTCGGCTATGCTGGAGACCTTGCACCCGCAGGTATTTTCGAGATCGACCAGCAAGCCGTGTCGGGGCCGCCCAACGCGGTAGAACTTAAAGGGATAGCGGCCAGTTACGGACGTTCGATGCGGACCCGCCGCAGCTCCGCGCACGAAGACAGCAGCCTGCTAAAGATCGCGCAGAGCATAGCGGACGCGGCGGGGCTTAATATTGTTGGGGACATCAGCCCTAATCTGTTGGTTAGGCGAAGTACACAGAACCGAGAAACCGACCTGGGGTATTTGCGCCGGATCGCTAAGGGCTTTGGGTATGCGTTCAGCGTCCGAGGTTCCGATCTTGTGTTTTTCACCTATGAAGGTTTGGAGGGCTTACCGCCGAAGCGGGTTGTATCCCTTCGCGACGTTATTAGCTTTTCGTTTAAGGACAAGACGGCAGAAGTGTACAAAGGCGCAGCGGTAAGATACCACAATCCGGACACCCAGGAAACGATAAACTACGAGACTAACGAACTCGCGCAGGACACGTCGGATACGCTCGAAGTCCGCGAGATTGCGAAAGACGAGGCGGAGGCACAGGCTAAGGCTCGATCTGCTCTACGACGTGCAAATACTACCAAGACGACCGGAAGCCTCGTCGTTATCGGCGACACGTCGCTGCTGGCAGGCAATAACATCGAGTTGGCCGGGGCGGGAGTCTTGTCGGGCATGTACCACATTACGAAGAGCCGACACAGTATCACCCCCAGCGGCGGCTACCAAACCACGATCGAGGTGAAGAAAGTGAAGTGATTGTTTGCGTATTTGCAAATATTGGCTTACCTTGCGCTGATGATTTACATGGGCAGTAAAACGTACCCCGGCATAGCTAGAGCAATGGCGGAGCAGTGGACAGAAAACAGAGAACGATGTTAAGATTCGGAAACATAGCAGCGGCAGACCACGACAAAGGGTTGTACCGCGTGGAGTTCAAAGCCGACGAGCTTGTAAGCTACTGGCTGTCGCCTGTACACCTCACGACCCGTGCGGCCAAACCGTTCGCGCCGCTGAGCATAGGCGAACACGTAGCGTGTTTGGTGGACGAACACTGCGAGGATGGTGTAATACTTGGCGCAATCTACTCAGCCGCCGACAAACCGGAGGGCGAAGCGGGCAGGACGTTCTTGGACTTCCTCGACAATGTAAGTATAGAATACAACGGTAAGGCGTTCGTAATTACCAACAACTTCGTAGAGGTGACGGTAAGCTCGTCGAGCGTTACAATAGAAAAAGCAGGGGACAGCCTCGGCGCAGTGCTTTCCGACCTTATCGACGCAATGGTTTTGGAGACGCACCCCGTCGCGGCGGTAGGCTCTCCGACCAATCCGCCGCTGAACGCTTTGGCGTATTCCGCAATCAAGACACGGCTCTTACAATTCCTAGGCTAATGGCAACAATAGAAAGCGTACAAACCGCAAACTGGCAAATCTCAAATAACCTCTACGGTAACGTCGTGGAAGGAGCGGACAGCATATCGCAGAGCATTATTAACGTGATCGCTACGCGCAGAGGGTCCGACCCCTTCCGCCCCACCTTCGGGTCGAACGTGTGGGAATACATCGACCAGCCTATCAATGTTGCGGCGCCTGGGATTATAAGGGCGATACGCGAAGCGGTAGACTTATGGGTAGATGGCGCAGTAATTGTCGGCATCACCTATGAGTACCAGGACAGCTTCGGCAACACAGACGGAATACCCTCCGGTATTCGTTTCG